CTAATTTTGCCGTTGTCGTACCAAGTAGTTCTCACGATCCCAAAATGTGGGCCCACACAGCTGCCCTGAAACACAAATAGGTTTCGCTCTCGACGCTCCGGTTTATTCCGCCACATCTTCTACGTCCTCATCCTCTTCTGGCAGCGTATCTTCATCCTCTTCTTCAGGCTCTTGTTCCTCCTCTGGTTCAGGCTCCTGCGTGCCTGATAGACCGCCCATTTCAAGCGCCTCAAGCTCTTCTTCAACATCCAGATCATCAAGCACCTCTCCCTTGCTGAGTTCTTCAAGCAAGGTTTTCTGGGTGATAGTTCCGGCAGTGTAAAGCTGCAGCAATGCTTGTATTTCTTGGGGCTGCAAACGTTGACCCATAAAGTCACGATTGACGTAAGCCGTGCCTGGCTGGCTTTCGTTCAAATACTCGGCATGAAAACGCAAACAGTTATCTAAAAGATCCTGCATTTGCATCGCGATCAGCATCATGGTGCTGTCGCCCTGGCTGCGGTCAATGCGTTTCGACTCAGCTGTTTCTGCTGAAAGCTTTTGGCCCAGGACACTGGCCAACGCCAGCGTGTTGATTTCTTCCGCGATCCGGTCCAGGTGCTTGAACTGCGCCTCGTAACTGTTGCCAGATGGCTCAACAAATTCAACTCGTGAATCAGTAGGCAGACTCATGGCCTCCGATGGGCCAGCCGTTATCTCTTCCGCGCTTGGTGGCATCCCGTAAATGGCCAAGAAAGGAACCGCTGAAATTCTCAACTGGTTGCTGAGATCAGAGCTTGCCTGATAGTGCTTAAGGTTTAGCTCTGCAATGTCATTCATTGGCGGCCGCGACTCAAGCACGCCAAAGCGGTTGGAATATGCCACCGCAAACGGAATTTCTTTGACAGTGGTTGTGCCCTCGTCAAACAGCTTGAATTCACCGTCCTGTTCCTTGCGGTGTATCTCGTAAGCACCGGGGGTCAGGACTCGGACCTGCTCAATAACCTTCTCCCCGTATTTACCATCGGGCTCAGTAATCGTTTCAAATAAGCGCAGTTGGGTCAGCTTCTGTGCGCCATCAATAATTTCACTGCGCCAGCCTAAAATATCTCTTGGGGTATAGCGAACGTAGTACGGCCTACCGCTGCCATCAGACGCAGCATCGACCAGAACACCGACGTGCCCATAACGCAGGCAAATTCTTGTTGCCTCATAGAGGAACTGCGTGATGTCGTTTCCCTGCAAATCTGCGTCAAACAGCTGCTCTGTGATCGTGTCACTTACGTCCGTCAATCTGACCGGCTTGCGAGTCAACATGCCCGCCAACATTTTTTCAATGCGAGCGTAAAAAGGGCTAAGACAGCTAATTTTTAGACGACCGTCATATGAAAGATCATCTTCGCGTGGGTATTGCGGAAGAAATTTTCTGTGGCCCTTACGCAGGCCGTAGGTGCCCGTTAACAGGACTTCAAGAAGGCTCCAATGGTCAGCCATGCTCATGTATGCCTGGTTTGGCGAATCCACAGTGCTGACGCTGCCAACACGCTTAGCGCCACCAATCCCAGATGAATACACGGCTAAGCCCCTTCCAATAATTTGATATTAATCGAGAGATCTGCAGACACAAGAAAGGGGCAGTTACCTGCCCCGATCTATTGCGACTTTGACCCGGCAGCCCGCAAGCCATAGCCGGTTCTGCAATCAATATACTCTTATTCCAGTCCCACGCCCAGCCCGGATGTGTAGCGGGTTGTATAGAGCCCAAACCACGTAACCCAAGCTGTCAGTGAGATGGTCGTAGCCCCCCTCCTTATCAGGCTGCTCAGGATTGCGCTCTGAATAACCCTGCAGCTCTAAGCACTCGATCATTTTTTCGCACTTGGCGAGTATCTGTAAACGGACTTCGCCTTTGCCGTTCACTAGCAGCGCCTGCAGCGCTGCCACTCTATCTCTGATAAGTGGGTTGCTTTTACCTGCTACGACAGTGAGGTTGGCCATCTGCAACAGCTCGATGTCTGTTCTCGCGGCATTAGTGCTGCGGTTTGCGCCTGATGAGTCAGGGTACACATATACAGGAACTTGTAAGTGAGCTGATTTTTCTTTAATGGCTTTTGCCATTGAATCGGTGTCATGGGCTTTCACTTCGTCGATTAGGAGAAATGAATTGCCCAGGCGTACACCACAAATAGCGTTGCAATTACCAATATTGAAATCGCAACCCCAGTGGCGTGGCTCATTGTCCAAGTTGACCGGGGCCGTCTCAATGACATGCTTCGCTCGGTCAAAACGGTCGTAAACCTGGCCAGTGTTCAGGTTGACGAATACGCCGTTTAGATAGGACTGAATGAGTTGCTCTGGGTAATTCTGGAGTAAAGAATCAATGAACCCCTCTGGAAGGAAAGGGTTATCCGTAGTCTTAGCGCGAATCAACGCGGTGTCATCACCCGCGTTTTTCTCAAACGTGTCAAACGCCCAGCCAAAGCCTTCTGGCGTTGTGGCCGCATAAAACTGCTGGACATTGCCAGCACGCAGCCGAGCTAGTGCCATTCGCATGGCTTGGGTAGCAACTGATTTGTTTGCTGTATCAGCTTCGTCGAATCCAACAGCGCAAAGGTTCTGACCTCGAATCCTGTTCGCTGTTTCCATGGTGCGAAGAAGGATGGTATGTGAGCCCTCCTGGAAATGAATGCGGTATTCCGGCAAGGGGCTTACACGAAAGTCAAAAGGAATCTCAAATTTTGTTAGCAATTCGTCCATTTGACGCATGAGAATATCTCTCAGCATTGGTGCAATGGGTTCAAACAAGGCAGAAACGTGGCCCACGTTTAGGGCCGCCATGTGAAGGCTTTTGCAAATCAGGCCGTAAGTTTTGCCCGCTCCGAATCCACATACAAGGCCAAGTTTGCGGTGCTTAGTGTCTTCGCAAAAAGCAATTTGATGTGGGAGCAAGCCCGTTTGTACACGCTGCAGAACTTCTGCGGTGGTCGGCTTGCTGAATCGCTGCAGGTCAAGGATCGGAGCTAGCAGCGGTTCACTGCCCACAACATCATCAGCCAAGCTCATGACATCTCGAAGCGCAGAAGTCGAGCCTGTAACTCGATGGCCTTCAAAGCTGTGCTGTATTGGCTTTTTGTAGTGGCCTTTCGCTGGATGTCTTTCAGGGCACAGAGCGATTCATGAAGCCACTCAGGCCGCTCTAGCTCAGCGTCTAAACGTTGATGATCACGAGCCCGCTTGATGTATTCCTCTAGCTGGCGAGTGCTGAGGCCCCAGGCATCCGCGCCATATTGCAGAATCTGAGTTCTGCTATTTCCTTCCAATAAAAGCTTGTAAACGGTCAATATCCGCTCATCTATCTGGATATTGGTCGATTTAGCAGCCATACCCAGACGTTAACAGGGCTTGGAAGTTTGGTGAAGTGAATTAATGGCGACAGAGGTTATATGAAACGCCTGATCGCGTGAGAGAAAACCTTTGTATTTGCGATGAACGTCGGCAGCGGCCTTGTAAAGCTGCGAGGTAGAGGGCTTGAAATCCGAATTGGTTAAGTGGTCAATGACAACATGCGAAAGCGGTTTTTGATTTTGCTCAGCGATGCGTTTGTAAGCGTTTAGCTGGTCTTGATTTAGGTTGATTGTGACTTTAGCCATTAGAAGAAATGCAAGGAATACAGTTAATTTTTTACTCAGGAATTTTTACTTGATCTCCTATCCAGTGCAAATATGGGCCAATATCAACCTCTGGTTTCTGCGCGGTGTACCACCTAAAACCGCAACTCTGGCAATGGCGGCGGCGTACTACTTCATAAGGGCCGTCAACAGTTTTTTTTGTGGTTACAACTTTGACCTGGAATGAACCGCATTTTTTACATTTCATTCGCAGAAAGGCGAAGAATTTGATCAATTTCTTTTAATTTGTAAGAAAGAAATGCGTAAGTTGATTTTGGTAAGGGCTTAACATCTTCAAGGGTGTTGTCAAAAACTGCATCCGACACGGCCAAAGATTCTTCAAGAAGTGCTTGCAGGCGCAAAATGACAGGTTGTTGCCTGACTGTGTGAGGGTTCATTCAGTTGATTGAAGGTAGGAGCTGCTCTACGTTTTGAAGCTGCTCTTTCACATCAGCAATGTATGCAGGCAGCAGTGGCTTAAGTCCTGTGCGGACTTGTTGTCTTAACGAGTTGATATCGCGGGCAGTGGCCTCCCAGTTGATACGACGTTGACGGTGAATGTCGCGGATGATGTCTTTGTCAACGTTGACGCCTATGGGTTGTTGACGGCCACTTGTGTCAGTCGTGCAAACGCCACTGGAATTACGAAACCCTGCGCGAGTTGTTTGGGCCTCGTAGTCCTGGGCCTCGTAAGCGGCAACGCAATGACAGATAACGGCTAAATCTGAGCCACCATGCCGATGGATGTTGCCGTCGATAATTTCGGCGTCGTAATCGGGCAAGTAATGGTTCAGGAGCCCGTCGCCATTGGTGACGATGCCTGTGTCGTAGCAAGCGAAGCAGGAGACCTTTGGAGCGTAAAAAGTTGCGTCACGGTCAAGAGACGACCGCTTGTGGGATGAAGTCATTAACCAGGGGTGGGTTTAGAAGGGATCGCCTTCCTGAGCCCCAAGATGGGTCAGGTGGCTGGGTTTGGCTGTGGCTGCTGTGGCAGTTTCCAGGAAGGATTCATAACGGCCATCACGCAGCCAACGGAAACAATCTGGGTAGCAGGTCAGGAACCGGCCCTTTTGCTCTCCTCTGGCCTGATCCTTCAACGAAGCGGCCAATGTGCCTTCTAGGCGCTCCTGGACGCCTCTGGTGAGCTTTTTGTATTCAACCCATGCCTTGGGCTTGGATTGGCCAGTTGCTCTGTTGCTGATTTTTTGGTACTGCTGCCAAAAGGCCTGGAACTCGTCGCTATAGGCATCTGGTCCTGGCTTTCGGCCTTTTGCAGCTTTACTTGTTGTTTGTAGTTCTCTTGTATTTAGTTCTCTTGTATTTAGTTCGGCGGCAGCTCCTGCCGGGGGGTACGGCACCATTTGCCGGGGGGTGCGGCATTTCCTGCCGGGGGATACGGCAGATGCTGCCGGGGGGTCTAAGGACGGTGGGGCGACGTTGGCCAGGTGGTTGACGGTGACCCGATAGAGGTTTGTGCAGCTGTCGCCTCGATCGTTTCGACGTGATTCGCGTTGAAGGAGTCCCATTGACTCCAACTGCCCAGCGACAGCCCGAGCAGTACGGACAGAAACACACGCACCATCAGCGATGGTTTTAATTGACGGCCAGCAGTCGGCATTTGCTCCGGCGTAGGTCTGGATAACCCAAAGAACCGCCAGCTGATTCGGCTGAAGCGTTCCGCGAATTGCTGTTGGAAGTGACGTGAAGGGGACGCCTTGCGGGATGAATGACATGAACTAGCGTTGAAGGG